TATAGTCAGGGCTTCTAGATTGAAAAATTGGTCCTACATAAAGTTTTAAAATTGCTACATCTATTTGATATCTAATTAATGGTTTCCATGTAGACAGATTATTATAAAAAAATTTAGAAAGTTTTTGTTTTCCGTCTAAAAATAAAAAATATTCATAAGAGTCTAAAGATGAAGCTTCATATAAGAAACTTTCAAACAAATCTCTTCTGTTTTTTCCATTTATATATACTACTTTTCCGCCAAAGTCAGTTTCTTCTAAATTGCTTTTGTTTCTTGCGTTGTCAAAAACTACCAAATTGCTAAATGGTTTTGTTCCAACTTTTATTTCTGATACTCTAGGACTGCATATTTCCATAGTATATCCTCCTACTAATATATTATATAAAAAATCCATCAATGCAACAAAAAAGGGCAGAGCTTTCGCTCCACCCTTTATTGATTTTTATATTGGAAGCTTTATTAGAAAGCACCCAAAAGAACACGACGATTATCGAGAACTGCAAAGCCATGTTCGCCGAAACCGTACATGCCCATTCTACGCTGACGATGGAAAGTAGGATCTTCAAAGATCTCAATTTCCTGACGAACAGGCATTACAAAGCTGTCACGCTTCTCAAGGTCAAGACCAACAACCAACTCGCTCTTGCCAGACAAAGATCCAGACAAGGTAGAGGTATAGTACAGCTGGTATTCCTGACCAACGCCAAGTTCATCGATCTCATGGAGATTTACGCCAAAGATCTGTGCCAAACCATTTTCTGGAGATACAAAGATCTCACGGCGGGTAAAGTCGTCAACCTCATCAATATCCCAAGTGCGAATGTCTTCCATCGCCTCTGGAGATACATAAAGGTCAGTCAACTTACCACGATTAATCGAGGTGCTGTTACCACCAGCATTTCTACGCATTACGGTCTTCATCAAGGCAATAAGCCTCTTGCTGAAGTATCCAGAGGTAGCAACGCTGTCAGTTACAAGCAAGTTGCGACCCTTACCAGCAGCAATGATAACATGCCAGCCATCATTGTTATTCTTGCGGGTAAAAGAAGCTTCGAGAACTTGCATTGCACGACCTACGATATCCCAACGAGCATCACGAAGATACTTGAGGGAGAAGTCGATGGAAGCACCAACTTCATAAGTCTGAACAGTCAAATAATCGCCTTCTACATGGCGTTCAGGAATACGACCCTGTGAAGGAATAGTATAAGCGATGAAATCCTTCTCAGAACCAGGAGCCAAGAAATCCAATGGGAATTCTACGGAAGTACCTGGTTGGAAAACAACCTGTTCAAAGATGTTTCCAAGAATATCGCCCTTCAAAACGCCCTGACGCAAAGGAAGAGTAAGAGCCTTTGCAAGTTCTTTCTGAGCAGCTACAGCAACTTCATAATTGTTGCTACCAGCCTGTTCAGCAAGTTTTACCATTTCTGGAGTTGGAGTCTTCATAATTCTATTATCTCCTCTCTAATTATACGATTGGAAGGTCAATGAATACTTTTGCATACCCATCTGCGTCAACTCCGCCGAGGAACTGACCGACCTTTGGAGTACCAGAGGTCTGGGTATCGGTAAGATTACCGTTAGAAGTAAGATAAGCTGAGTCACCAGCTGCTGGTGAAACACCAGAAGCAATTTTATTGGTAACAACCCAACCTTTTGTGAGAAGAGGGAGCTTTTCACCAAGAAGCTGCTCATCTTTGTGCCAATTTCTATGCTGACGAGTAATGTCAATAGAAACCATATCGGCCAAAGAAAGACCAGCTGGAACAAGGCCGGAAGGATTAGAAGCCCTAGTTACAGTAGCTACATCATCGTTCAACGCACCGGAACCGGAAACGCTGAAAACGAGTACTTCGCCCTTTTCGATAGCAATATTGCAGATATTGCTAATATCAGTTACAACAATGTTACGATCTGGTTTAAGAGCCATGAGAGTTTTTCTCCTTATTCTTCGTTCTTGCCAAGGTTTTCAATTTCAACACCAAGATATGAAGCAATCTGAGAAGCTACAGTCTGAATTGGATCTACATTATTAAGAGCAGGAGCGTTTAAAGCTACCTCTTCCTTAACTTCTGCATTTTCCAAAACTTCTTCGGTAGCAACTACTTCTGCCTTGTCTTCTTCAGCCATAGCTGCTTTTGGACAGGAGCAAGTTTCTTCTTTCTCATTCATGTCTTCTTTAGGCATCATTTCTGCTGCCTTCTTCAACATCATGAGTTCTTCATTCATCTTCTTGGCAGCTGCTTCATACTCTGCCATTTTCTTAGAAAGATAATCACTCTGTTTGGCAACAACGCCAGCAAATGACTCATCTTCAAGGTTGTTAGTAAGAGCGACAATCTCTTCTGCTTCGGTCTTGGACATGCCAAGCTTTTCTGCAACAAGAGAAATTCGATCACTCTTCTTCTTTTCATCTTTCATCTTCTGCAACTCTTCGGTAGCTTTAGCAAGCTCCTGCTGCATAAGATTGGCCTTGGCAACAGCTTCAGAAAGTTCAGATTCAAGTTTTACTGTATTTTCAACAGCTACTTCAACCTTCTTTTCCATCTCAGTTGCCTCAACCTTTTCGACAATCTGTTCAGACATTGAAATATTCTCCTTAACTTCTGGAGTCTCAAGACTTTCATACCCCAAATCGATAGTTTTTGCTTCGGTTTGGAGTATCACGCTTTCGGGGTTAGCCGGTTTTCGCACAAGTCCTTTTCCAGAAAATATAATATTTCGTAAAACACGACCTATCTTCTGGTTACCGTAAACACCAGTACCGCCATACGCCCTTAAATATTTAGTTAAGAATGAAGTGGCTTCATTTCTAGCTATAATTCTAGTTCTTGCTCCATCAGTAACCGCATAATCAAAATTGCTAAACAAAGCTTCCATGGAAACAAACCAGCCACCTTTCGGTATTTCATTAACTATATTTTGTATTTGTAATTTTTTTTCTGGATTTTCCCATTCTTTATAAATTACAGCAGAAGTAACAATGTTGTAATCTTCAGGTGCAGATTCAGCATTAATCGGCAATCCATTTTCATCTGCTGGATAACAACCAGTAATATGACCAATGATAATATCTTGATTGTGTTCTAAATTAAACGGTTTGTCTTCTGGGGTATTTCTAGCAGTCCACATTTCTTGAGAATCAAAAACATCATCGTTTTTATTCCAGCCAGTACTAACCAAAATAGACTTTAAATAATATAAGTCTTCTTGGTTTTTGTTTTCTGCTTTTGCTATTTCAGCTACTGTTCTATTAGATTTGTTTTTAACAAACTCTTGTTCTTGTGCAGAAGATACAGAAGCCACCATATCAAAAGCAATAGAATTACTTGCTTTAACAAGTTCAGAAACACCGTCTTCAATTTCTGTTTTATATGCTTCAATCATGGTTCACCTCTTTTAAAAATTACACCAAACCAATTAAGTATTCTTTTATACCAAGGTATATAACCATTTATATATAAATATGTTGTGTCATTACAGTACTGAGGTTTGTCTTCAAATTCCGGTAAATACTCAGTTGTATTTTTACTTTCAAATAAAATATTATCTGAATATTTATTAACTTTTATTTTATTTTTTATATCATAACTTAATGACTTTGGCCAAGCAGATTCTAATACATCTCTATGATTATTGCTTAATACTGGTGGCCAAGAGTGTTTATTATTTGTTATTGCAAAAACAGCTGTTTTCCAAGCTTCTAAATAGTCATTATTCCATTTAAATACAGATGCTAAAAAACCATCATTAATTTGTTTTTCAAAAATTTTATAAGCAACTGGACTAACCCTTGTATCTGTAGCATGAACAATGATAAAGCAACTATCTCCGTGTTCTTGAAAAATAATAGGAAAAGCTTTTCTAAAATTTATACTCTCATAAAAACTGGTATTTCCTACTTTGTCCAAAGTTTCTCTGTAAATAATATCATGAATCAATTTCCTTTTTTTTAAATCGTCTAAAATCCATTTTTTAGAAATTTCTGGATCAGCCCACAAAATATAAATAATGGGGCTGTGTTTAAAGAAAATTCTACATCTATAGATATGCTGAACATTATCTATTAGTTCGTGATATCTACGATGCAGAGTTATCAATATTATCGGTCTTTTGTAAGCCGATTGTGTGCATTGCATATACAGAAGCTTGTATCTTTCTTGTTACTTCTGATGTTGGTAAATTTCCAGTTTTTTCTAAGTATTTAGCCATGCAAGTCTTAAAGAAATCTTCTACTTCAAAAGGTATTTCTATTTTTTCTTTTAATGAATTATGAACAAAAGCTTTTGTTACTTTTTGATCTGGTTCAACTCTGCAAAGCAAAGCAAACTTTATATGTTCAAATTCATTTATTTGAGCAACAGAAAGATCCCTAAGAGTTTTCTTGTTAACACTTTTTAAATATGCGGGCTGTACAATTTCAGCTATAGTTTTTTGGGTTTGCTCTGCCCAATTAAGTCTATCTACAAAATCTGATGCCATGGCTGGTTTAATAGTTCTTCTCTTCCTTGGTAGCGTATCTGTCTTTCCTTGAGGTCTGCCTTGTCCAGATTCGCCCTTTGGTTGCTCTTCTGTATTTTTAGTTGGACTTGTTTGTATAGATAAACTTGCATTTGGATCTTTTATTCCAAAATATTCTGGAGATAACATACCTAATTGAGCAAATAACTTTTCAACACTTTCTTTGTGCTGTGGACTATGGAATGGTGAAGCTTTAGGAGGAAGCATATCTTGTTTTCTATAATCTCGTTCTCTGCGTAATCTAACGCTTTCTATTTCTGGTATAAGATTAAATCTTTCCTGAACAGCTTCTTCGCTAATAATATCTCTATCTGCAAGTTCTATTAACAATCTCTTTTCAGCAGCTTCGTCGGATAAAGTTTGATGATCAAAGACTATTTGGGCTGGTAATTTAAACCCCATAGCCATTTGAACAAGTTTAATTTCTCTTTCCCAAAATTCAGTTACAACATCTCTGCCGTACTGAAGTCTTTCAATTAAAGTTCTCAAACTAATGTAGTTATTTGAAAATCCAGAACCTACTGGCAATCCTGTTAATGAAGGAGGAATACCAAGTCCTGCATAAATAGAGTTTAAGATAGGTTTATATTTTTCTTCGCCTAAGAAATTTACTAAATCTGTTTTTGTTTCAACAACATCTATTTCTGGACCCCAAATAAGATCCATGCTGCCACCACCAACATTGTTCATAAGCATATCAGCAAGTCTGCTTATAGCTTCCTCAGTTGGTAAAATACGATGTTCTAACGAACCCAACTTCCAAAGTCTAATGTGACTGATAGCACCGTCTAATGCTGCTAAATCAGCAAGCTTCATTTTTTCTAACATTTGCAAATCTTTTAGCAAAGCATATAACATCGGCTTTGCCCAAACTTGCCAGTCATCTCTTTTATAATAGAGGGCAACCGTTTTATTAACATCTAGTGGCATTAAAAAACCGCCACGAACAGCATAATCATCCATTTGAGTTGGCAATGATTTTATAATTTCTTTTTCAATATCAGACTTGGGATTTTTTAACTTCCTTGAAAAATTTTCTGTAACCCTAATGCCAAAACGAAAAGCTCTTGGTCCAATAAATGGGGCAATTTCTTCGCCGTATACCTCAATAGAGGTTGGATTATAAATTGTATATTCCCAAGGTACTTCTGATTGTTTGGGTTTTTTAATAAAATTCTTTTTGGTTTCAGCTGCCATTCCTTTTTGAATAATATCTATTTCTTCTGGTTTTAAAATTGCTGTTGCTCTTTTAATAATTACATTTCCAGCACGATAAAGTAAATTAAGTATTCTTTCTGTTCTTTCGTTACCACGAATTTTTTTAAACCACTCTTTATAAAACTTTTCAATCTTTGGGTTTGGATGTACTAAATCTACTCCTTGACAAGCAAACTCACTCATCATATCTATGGTATTACGAACTATACCTATACGCTCATACGCTTGCATACAAGCAGTCATAATATCTTTGTCTTTTACTGGTATTTGTTCATTCGGTCTAAAAAAATCGTAATCCCTACGATCAAAACCTTCACGCACAGAAATATTTGGGGATTCAACATTTTTAAAACTGCTAGAAGCAACTGTCTTCTTTACGACATGACCTTGATTATTGCTTTTTGCTATAGCTTTTTCTTTAGATTCAAGGCTGTTTTCTTCCCAAGTAACAAAAAGATCTTTTTTTTCGCTCATGATAATCCTACTTATTAAATTGTAATTGGATCATAATTGAATTACACCATTATTCTTCGCCGGTTCTCCTAACTGCTTCTCCATAATTTCCAACTTTTTTAATACCTTGGTTAAACCATTCTGGAGCTATATACATAGACTTGTTTCCTTTTCTGCCAGATAAAGTATTAGAAAATCCACCCAAAGCTGTATATTCTTGTTGAGTTACAGTTCTTTGAATTTGTCTGGCCGTCATATTAGCCATTAGCAAAGATGAATATCTATCTTTTCTGGTTTTGCTTCCTCTAATTTGATCCTTAAAATCAGGAGTATCCCAGCGATCTCTACCACCACCAGTTAATGTATGCACTATACTGGCAAGTTCGTCTTTCAGTTCTTCTATTTCCATAACACAATCTTCTAGTGTGTCATATAGTTGTATATCTTTTCCTGCTGAATTGTCATATACAATACGCCCTTTATCTCTGTCATCTTCAAACGCTAAACCTAAAGAAACGCTATCAAAGAAAGGAAATAAAAGTACTTTATCTTCCATATCTTTGCGAAGTCCATGATTGGCTTCTACAACCCACTTTCCATCAGCAAAATTAACCATATTAAGAATGTGTTTTCCGGGTTTATCGTCAGAGTCTTTTCTTTTCTTAATGTCTGGATCTATAGTTCTCCAAAAAGCCACTTCTCCTGATTGGAGCTTTGAGTCATCGTGTAAAGCTTCTTCTACAGATATACCACCACCCTGACTATCTATAGCTATCTCTCTACATGGAAATAACTTAGCTAAATCCCTTATTTTTCTTGCACAATAAGAGTAGAAGTTTTGTTCCTTTGTTATGCCTCGTTTTAATTTTTCTCTATGTGCTGCCCTATTCGTTGTCCAGCAATAGACAATCCTTCTAGTATTTTGATGTAAAGCCAAAATAATAACGGAAAAGTTATCTCTTTCAGAAGCTGGATCTACAGCCATCACATGTTCTATTCCTGGCTCACCAACTAAAGAGGCAGAAAAATTAATATCTGACAATGGACCATCAGGTTTTCCTACAACGCATGACTCTATCAAACTACGCTTGAAAAATCCTTCTGAATCAGTTGCAAATGTCGCCCCATACTCAATCATGTAATTCGCTCTTGTACTTGTCGCTTTCGCTGATGATATCTGTTTTTGATCCATGAAACCAATTGGTAGTAACTCTACTGGTATTCTTATAATTGAGTAGTCACGCCAGTTAAAACCAGCAGGTATTGGTCCTTGGAAAAACTCTTCGAGCTTTTTTGTATCTCCGCCACTATTGATGATTGTGCGATAAGAGTTCCAGTTCTTATAGAAATGATTAAATGAATAGTAAGCTGTTCCTGAGATTATGTTTTGGTTTGCTCTTAAAGTTCTACTTTCTTCTTTTTCATTTTCTTCACTCCATAATCCAAGTTGTTTCATTAACCTAATTCTTGCTTGATCTTTAACAGATTGAGCAGGAGAAGCAGCTACTGATGAGAAGCCCCTAACAACATTCTGGTAAATTTCTTCTTTAATAGATGCGAATTCGTCAGCGATTGTATAGTTTGCTCTTTGACCACGGATCTTATCGCCATTACCTAAAGGAAGTGCAAATCCAACACTATCGCCAACGATCATGTCAAAACGATCTACTGATCTGCTTGGTCCTTGTTCACGATTGTTTTTGCCACGACCAGTTCCACATAAATCTCTATAGATATGTCCATTTACCCAAAGATTTTCCATGTATTCAAAAATAACTTTGGCCTGTCTAAATGCAGCACCAACGATTGCAATTTTACAACCTTGTGTAAATAAAAGTCGTAACATTGCATATAAACCTAAGATAAAAGACTTTCCACTACCACGACCAGCAATAAGCATAGGGAAGGGGCGATTCCAAAGCTCTTTCAAAATCAAATGCTGGAACGGCATAATTTCAATATCGAATAATAATTTACATGTAAAAGGAAAATAATCTGGATTACGCATGATTTTTAAAAGATGCACATGCGGATTCTCTTTGTCATAATGCGTCATCACATTGAAAGGATGAATAGTTCCGATTGGCAAATCTAAAAGAGACTCTATGTGCGAAATGTCCGCTCCGGGCCGAATGCCCTGAATTTCTTTTTCAGAAAGCATCCAAGCTTTATCAAGAACTTTCTTTAGTTTGTCCATAGTGCTCACATACTCTCTTGAATAAACTAGATGCAACTTCTTTTCCGTATTTTCCTGCAAGGATAATCTTGGTCTTATACTTTACTTCTATATCTAAAAGTGCTTTGACAATAAACTGCGGAGTTATTTTTATATACTTATACTTACTTGGCGGAATTTGTGTCGATTGTGGAAATTTGTAAATGTCTTCCATAGTAAATTCTAAAACTATAAATGGTAATTCAAATTCTTCAAGCCTTAATAACTCGTCGTGAAATCTTTGTTGCGTAATGTTGTTTGAAAACTCGCTAAGATCACCTTTGCGTTCTATGACAAATTTATTTTCAAAACCCTCTAATGAATAATCGCCGGTTTTTAGTGTAGCGATAGTCATTCCATCACAAGATGGACCTGGGTTAAACTCCCAACCAAGCTGTTCTCTAGTGTCTTTGATTACTTTATATTTTTTGCTGTTCATAAAGTTGATAGTCAGACATAACCATGTCTTTAACTAACTCTTCAAAGGTGAAGGTGGGTGTCCAACCAGTCACTTCCATGATCTTTGTAGGGTTTCCACGAAGGTGTTTTACTTCAGATGGTCTAAAAAGAGACTCATCTATATCAACATATTGCTTGTAGTTGTCAATTCCTGCAACAAGGCAAGCTTCTTCTAGAAAATCTTGAACGGAATGGGTGTTACCAGTAGCTACTACATAGTCGTCTGGCTTGTCTTGATCAACAATTAGCTTCATCGCCCTAACATAATCCTTTGCATGACCCCAATCTCTTTTAGCTTTTAGATTTCCAAGACTTAATTTAGGTAAATGAAGACCTCTTTCATAACAATACATGAACTTTGCTGCCCACAAACTGATTTTTCTGGTCACAAAGTTGTGTCCTCTGCGTGGACTCTCATGATTAAAGAGAATTCCGCAGCTTGCATGTATGTTATATGAGTTGCGATAGCAGTTTACGAAGTTGTGTGCTGCTACTTTTGCTACTGCATAAGGACTTTCTGGTACAAATGGAGTAGTTTCGTCTTGAGTTCCGTCTTCTTCGACCATATTTCCAAATTGTTCGGACGAACTAGCCTGATAAAACTTCGCCCAAGGAGTAATTTCCTTGAAAGCTTGCAAAACATTGAAGCAACCTAGTGCAACTGAGTCAAAAGTTAGCTTTGGTTGGTCAAAAGATATGCGAACATGTGATTGTGCAGCTAAATTGAAGACATAGTCGGGCTTTTCAGCAGACAAAATGCTCTCAATCGAGTGATAATCGGTCACATCGCCATAAACTAGACTAAAATCGGACGAATTCATCGCATTTCTTATGCGAGAAATGTTTTCAAACGATGTTCTTCGTGTAACACCTACTGTTTTGATGTTATTTTCAAGCAAATGCTCGGCTAAATACGATCCATCTTGTCCTGTTACGCCAAAAATTACTGCTTTCATGTGCTTTCCTTCTGTTCTTCCATAGTGTCAGCGTTCAAAATTGGCAAATCGGAGTTCCCATCCTCATAAACATGGGCAGATCCTAGTCTTTCCATCTCCTTAGATGACACATGCTTCATGATTTCCATGTGTCGCCCCATAAGTTCTCTGTTCTCTTCGTCTTGTAACTGCTTGATAATAGCTAAAAAGCTCTGTTTTGACGACTCAATTCTTGTAACTCTCTGCTCTCTAGTGGCTTTTAGGTCTTTTAGTAGTGCCTGATGCTTCTCTTCAAGCTTAATGAACTCACTAGATCGTGCTTGCTCTGCCTGTTTTGCTGCCTGAATCTGTGCTTCGAGCGATAAAACATACTCTCTGTCTTGTTCTGACATTGCAGAACGGTCTGGAAAAGTAGAAAGATAGTCATTTTGCATAGAGACAAGCCTAGCTATCTCTTGTGCTGCACTGTATTTTGCTTTCGCATTACGGTGCATCATAATTTCAAACTTTATAAGCAGAGAAATTTGAGTTTGTTCGGTCACTAACACATCATCTTTGAACTGAGCCATATACTGAGCGTACTTTTCTTCATAATAAAGCAACTCATTGGGCGAAAGTTCTTCTGTTAACTGCTGCCAAGTCTTTGTTCTCTTAATATCCTTAGCTATTTCAACTTCTTTTTCGTTTAAAGAAGCCAATCGGCGATCAGCCTTGAGCATTAGTTCGCTCTGTTTAATCACTCTCTTTACTTGAGCCTCGCTCTTATTTAATAGAGTAGCAATTTCTGTAACGCCCATGGTTTTGGACAAGTTAAGAATTTGCTCCTTGTCATCACTCGTTACTGTCGTCTTCCTCGCCATTAGTTCTCCACTCCGAAAGAATGTCTTTTATATAAATTTCTAATTGTTTTTTCTTGGCCTTACTTATAGAAACACCCGCCCTCAGTTGTAAATATACCTGTCTTAATTCTACTGGAAGTTTTTCGTCTATTAATTCTAACATTTCTTGAGTGGCGACATCATTAATAATATCGGAATCTCTTTCTATACTTTTGTCGCTAACGCTTGTGATATCACATGGTCGCATTAAGTTTTGCTTAGAGGAATTTCTTTTTTTCCAAGCTTTATATTTATCGCAGTACTCGCCATTTCCATGATCGCCCTCTTCATGACAAATTTTACAGGGCGGATCTGAGCGGTGAAATTTATCTCTTTTAAAATTAATCAGTCTGTTTTTTATATGTGAGTACAAGAAATTTTCTAGGGGGCGTTTGTTGTCGTAACGAGCCATAGCCTCCAAGCCAAATATTCTGGCTTCTTGCCTAATGTCATTTATATCGAAATAACCAAAGGAAAACCCTTGGCCTAAAATTGAAACTATCTTGTCTATTATTGTAATTACTTCATCTACATCAAATTTTTTAGTTTTCAGTTTTAATGTTTTCTTCGATGATTTTTTCGGCATCTTTTGGATCTGTTTCTGTTAGTTCGGCCTTTGTTTTTTCTGCCAGATCTTCTTGTGCTTTCGTACTTAATACAGTTATAATATTTTCATCTGTCATTAAAACCTCCTGAGATGTAATATGGCTAGAGTCAGTTGGACGGAATCAATGTTGAAATTCGTAAGAGAAAATCATCATAGCATGACTGACAATCAACTTGCTCTTGCTTTATCTTCTATTATAGGCGTTCGTGTGTCAAGTCATAGCGTCAGAAACATTAGAGAAGAAAAGGGTTATACAAAATGGAAAAGGTCTTCAACCAAAGATCACCCCACATCGTAGTAGTTGACAACTTCTACAAAGATCCAGACTCTATAGTTCGTTTAGCAGAAGAACAGGAGTATCAGCCACAGAGCAAATACTACAAGGGCGTTAGAACGGCGGAACGCTTTTTATTTCCATATGTAAGAGAAGAGTTTCAAAGACTTCTCAATTTGGAAATTACAGATTGGTTAAACCAGCCAATGAATGGCATTTTCCAGAAGACTAGTAAGGATGACCCTCTAGTGTGGCATAGTGATAGTCAAGACTATGCAGCTGCTATTTATCTAACTAAAGATGCTCCTGTAACTATGGGAACATCATTTTGGCAAGATACAAAGTTTGGGTGTAGAAGACCGCCTAGCCATCCACTTGAGAATAAGTCCGTTCAAGAGAGTGAAATCTACACAGAGTACAATCTTTTGCATAAAGACAATTGGCAGTTAGTTGATAAAGTAGGGGCGGTTTATAATCGACTAGCTCTTTGGGATGCAAAATTAATACATTCAGCTAGTGAGTATGGTTCAATGGATCGTTTAGTACAACTTTTCTTCTTTAGCGTCAAAAGATAGGGCGAACTATGAGAGCCTTTTGGCAATTCTGGGGAAGTTATTTTAGCAAAGAACAATGTGATGAGATTATTAACAAGGCGTTAACTATTCCGTCTATACAAGCAAGTACTTATGGGGCGGTTTCCGACCTCCGAAGTTCAAGAGTCAGGTGGATACATAGGGGCGATTTGAGTTGGAATTGGATGTTTACGCATATAGAGAACATATTTAGAAGGGCGAATGGAGCTTTTGGGTTTGATCTTAACTATTTTCACGAAATCCAGTTCACAGAATACGATTCAGCCTATGGTGGCCACTACGGTTGGCATGAAGACCTATTATGGGTTCCCAGAAACGATTCAGCAATTCAGCGTAAGCTCTCAATAGTCATACAGTTATCAGATCCAGCTGAATATACAGGGGGCGATCTTCAGTTTGATATGGCAGAAGAAAAGCCTGACGCTAATCATTTAAAGTTTCAAGGATCTGCTATTGTATTCCCTTCTTTTGTTAAGCATCGAGTAACACCTGTCGAAACTGGTCGTAGATACAGCCTTGTAACTTGGTACGAAGGACCGCCTTTCCGTTAAGGGGCAACCGAGGAAGTTTAGGTAGTACATTTTGTTGTGTGGGTGGGGATTATGTTTGAACCGCCCACCCCCCCGGGGCCGGGCCGGGTCGGTAAGCTGGGCAAGATAAATACCCTAGGCAAGCCGTCGCCGTAAAGCCTTATACAATAAGCACTTAAGAAAAATAAAAAAAACAAAAAAATTTTTATCGCCATAACCCCTTACGCCATAACAACTTAAAATTATTTTAAAAATATTTTATAAAAAAAGTATTTTTGCTATTGTTTTTTATTTTATTGGACGATATACTAATTACATAAGCAATGCACTTCGCAATGCTAACAGTAGTGAAAAGGAATTAGAATTATGACCACTTCAATCGACTATGCAAAGATTACTGAAAAGCTTGTTTCCGCACTTGGCAAGAAAATACGCAACTATGCGGACTGCCAAGACATAGCTCAAAATATCCTAGTGTATGCTTTGCAAAGTTATAACCCTGCTATGGGATCGGCTTTTGAAACGCACTGCTTTACTGTTATGCGTGGCAAGTCCATTGATTTCCTGAGAAGTAAATCCCGCAAGGGTAATCTGGTAAGCTGGGATATCCTTGAAGCTAATGACAATAATTCAGAAAAAACACTAGCACAAGGTATAGAAATTGCCGAAAAAACCTCCAAGTATAACCTATTGGAGATTGCAGAAGAATACTGCAACGAACAAGAATATTTTATCATCCAACGCAAGCTTGAAGGCTTCGATGGATATGAAATAGCCAATATGCTAGGGGTTAGCCCAGGATATGTTAGTCAACAATTGTCAAGAGCAATAGAGAAAATGAAGGGGGGGTTCTAGGCCGAAATCGCCGATAGGCGATCTATCCGTTAGGCGGGTACTGATGAGGCCAGGAGTCCTTAATAGAAAAGGGAATTGACTATGTTGGAAAGTACTGAGAATGTAGCAACCATGGAATGCACAACTTGCGGGTTGACCATATCGGTAGAACGGTTGACCATGCGGGTCATATCTGAGAATGAAGTGCACCCCACATGCTGTATGTGCATGAGGGAATTGGAAGAATCTGAAACCCCATTGGGGGTTTAATCTAAAGGGTTTTAACCTAACCTGCCAGTCTTACCCAACCTGGCCGGACCAGCCTCGGTACGCACATAGGTAATTGTATTACTTGTACTATGCCCGCAAAAATTGGATATCTTTATCTTATTATCCAAATATCTTTTTAAAAATATTTTATTTTTATTGTAAATAAATCTGCAAGCGTAGCGAATAAGATTATATAAGAGAGAAGGGAATAAACAAAAGGAGAATAAAATGGAAATTACTTGCTTGTGCGGAATTGATAATGAGGGAAATATAAACGATGGAATTATCTGCCATATGTGCGAAGGTCAACTGGCAGGGATGATAGAAAAATGGAATATCGAACAAGCCCTAATGGAAGAATATGAAAATAATTTAGAAAAGTTCTAAATATTTTCTGGTACAGGACGAATAAGTATAAAAGGAGATAAAGATGAACGATTTTGATTTTTGTGATTCTTATGACTACTCAGCATATGTAGAAGCCTTTGAGCAAGGCGTGGATGATGTGGATTTCCCCGATGATATAGGGGAAGACATGTCCGAATATGAGGGGGATCTAACCCCAGGCGAAGGGGATTATTCGGATATCTTCGACCCAGGTGATGAGATAGTCGATGATGATGGTGATTATTCGGATTGCGAATAACGCCAAGGTTTCCCAGTATATCCATAAAACTGGGGGGCAAATAGTCAACTATATTTTTACAGAAAGGAAACGACTATGTTTACGATTACTGCCGGATGTTTTAATCAGCCATGTGACCTCCAAGAGCAAATTGGGAAGTCTATTGTTATAGCTGACTACGCAAGCCCTGATGAGGCTGGCAAACAAGTTGCCAAACGAATAGGTAAAATAGTAGCGTTTAGGCGGTTTTGGCCTAAATATGTAGAGAAGGATGGTAAATGCAGAATGACTAACCTGATAACGGTTGAATATCAAAGCGATAATCATTATGCAGAGAAAACCATCTCTTCCTATCATCTAGGTAAGATTAGATCTGGGGTTATCTTGCCAGTATAAACAAAAAAGTTTTTCCTGTTTTTTCCTAAATAAAAGCAGGGGGCAAGCGAATAAGAGTATATAACGCTAGGGCACTTGCTGATACAAGAGGGCCACTTCCTTGGTGAAAATGGGCTTATCAGAGTCTAAGTAACCTTAAGAGGATGGGATAGTTCGAGACTATCTGGCGTAACCATATAATGATAGGTATGTTTGGTGTTTAGGTGCAATCCTCCGTGAGATACGGCAAAACGAAAAACACCGTTTTTAAACCTGTTAGTGGGGATGTCTTATCCCTGCTAACCCTACCGAAATTGGATATCTTTATCTAATTATATTCTTTTAAAATTTTTTTATTTTGTTGTAAATAATTTTACCCTGCCAGCGAATAAGATTATATAAGCTTGGTGGTAATGCTTAAACCATCTATGCGAATGAGTATAGAATGAGGGGAGCCTGGACTATAATTGGATAATCTTATCTTATTATATTATTTAAAATAATTTTATTTTTTTTGTAAATAAATCATAAGCACTAGCGAATAAGTATATATAAGAGATAACGATAACAACAAAAGGAGATTAAAATGAGCAACTACAATCCATTCGTTTGCAATTTTGAAAGAGAAGTTGAGATTGCAAAAGGGATGAGTAATCAAGGTTTAATTTCGGCAATCGCCGAATGTCTAGAATGTATTTCAATAGGCTGTAATACAGATAAATATGTGGATCAAGCCAAAGTGTATAGGCAAGAGTTGGCCAAAAGGGTAAGATAAAATAATTTTTTTATAAATATTTTAATCTTACAAGCGAATAAGTTAGTATAAAGGAGAATGATATGAAAATGGAATTGAATACTGTTGAGATTAATACTTCTAAGACTCAGAAGATGCCATGGGAAAGTTGGGATTTACCAGCTTGGATGTGCAAGACTGGTGCTAAGTTAGTAAAGGTAAAGGGTTCTATATGTGAAGGATGCTATGCATTAAAAGGACGATACATATTTGGAACGGTGAAGAATGCAAACTTAAAAAGATTTGATCAAATAAAAGATATAAATAACTTGGAAGATTGGAAAAATTCTTTCATAAGCTTATTCAAGTCTAAGCTAAAAAGACTTTCAGCAGAAAAAAGGTTTTTCAGATGGTTTACTAGTGGGGATTTGCAATCCGTAGATATGTTAGTAGCAATTGTAAATATTGCAAAAGCTATTCCAGAAATTCAATTCTGGTTGCCAACAAAAGAACATGGCATAATAAGGGAATACCAAGCCATACATGGTGAATTCCCTGCAAATCTTAATGTTCGTGTTTCAATGTTCATGGTCAATCAGGAACCAAGTAAGGGCTTAGGTTTACCTACCAGTACAGTAGTTAATTCCCCTGATGATATGAATGATAAACATCAGAACTTGTGCCCTGCTAGTCTTGAACAATTCAACGGCAAAGCCGAGGTTAATTGTGGAGATTGCAGGAAATGCTGGGATAAGAATGTAGATAATGTGGCATACATATACCACTAAGAATTCTGGAAATAATTTTCTTTGGGAAACGAATAAGTAAGTAAGAGGTCAATATGTTTAAGTTAAGATTTCACTTGGCGAACGGTCCACATAAATATAAGTGGCAACTAAAAGATAGTGAAGGAAATGTTACCTATGTAGATCCTGAAAGTGTTAACTTCACAATGAAAAATTGTAAGTTGCATAATAGCAAAAAGATAGCAGAAAGTATTTATTCAGGCAAAGAGAAGACCGTATGTTCTTGGATAGAATGCCAAGATATATCGATAAGGTTAAGTAGCGAAGAATTTCCTGACGAATTTTTTAATAACGAAGTAAGTTATAATCCAAGGTTGGCCCCCTTCTGGAGAAATGTAGAAGGAGAAAATATTGACGGTAAATTCTTTGAAGTGCTAGAGACAAAAGGAAGGAAGGTTTACGCATGAGTGTTGAAGAATGGTCAATCGCTGGTATGTTACTAGGTGCACTAATGATGAGCGGATCTTTACTTGTGCTAGGACTATCATGGGCAATTCAAAAGCTTGAAGAATACTGGGGGCCAATGTGATCTTTGAACAAACTATAGGTTACTTGATGTTTTTTCTTTGCGTAATGATCGCTAATTTTTTTCTTCTATTCTCAGGAGATAACTAAATGACATTAGCAGTAACGCTATTTACAGTTTATTTAGTTATTATGGCATTCATGGGGGCAAACAAATGAAAAATAAATTTTTGTATAAAAAGTGTATTCCGTATAGCATTGCAGTTGTTTCAATAAAAGAAGATAAGCTTGTCTTAATTAAAGATAAAAATATGGAAAAAGAATTAAATGAAATAAATGAAGAATTTGAATCTGATGAAATAGAATATAATGAATTCATTAAACAAACAAACGAATGCTTAGATCATTATTTTAGCTTGTATTATGCAAGCTAGACTTGCCAAATTAGATATCTTTATCCAAATATAATTTTAAAAATTTTGTAAATAATTTTTTATATATAGCGAATAAGAATACAGAGGGTAAACCCGCCATGGGAAACTATGGGATGGGCAGAGCCTGGACTATAATTAGATAACTTTATCCGATTATCTTTTTATAAAATTTTTATTTTTTTTGTAAATAAATTATAACTAATCACGAATAAGATTATATAAGAGGAAACAACTAAAACGAAAGGAAAAGAAGATGGAACTTGTAAGGGAAATCAAAGATTGGGCTTTGGATAATTATGATGCTGGCGGTCATTGGATTGTTGAAACTTTTTCCGATGAGGAGATTGCCGAACAGTTCAAGACATTGAACGAAGCTAAAAAGTATTGTGGTTTAATACAAGATAGGCACGAAGATATCTGCAACGCATAAGGAGAATGAAATGGATTTTGTACTTGAGAATGTAGGCAAGATGGTAAAATTTTGGAACTTAATGCCAGAAACCTACCAAGGTTTTGGCTATGAAGTTGAAGGAGATTGGGATTACGATGCTGAAAAATTTCAGCCAAAGTGGTTTCAGTTGTATGACGAAGAACAGGTTTTGAGGTTAGGTTATTGTCCTCCCGACCTTTTGCAATATGTCGAAAGGGCTTGCAAAGAAATTGCTGCTGACCTTGAAGCGAAAGGTTTAATAGGTGATACATTAATCGAAGAAGACGAATACACATATGAGGATTATTTAGCTGACAAGGCAGACAAAGAATATTACGAAAGGAACTAATCATGTTTAAGTTTGTAGAAAAGCTATTTGGTTTTGATAGTGGTCGAATTGAGTATCTTGAATCGAAATGTTTGGAACAATCGGAGCTAATTAAAAACCTTGCAGAAGGATTTAAAGAACAAACATTGTTATTGCAAAAGATAAGTGAACGAAAGCAAGATATTGACTATGACAGAATTGATATAGATTACTACGATTTGGCAAACAAGATTAATTTAAAAGCCGTAGCTAGTGGAGTAGGTCTTAAATATCTAGCAGAAGAAATTGATCTTGGCGAATTAGCCAACAATATCAGCCTAGATGATTTAAGTAGTTATTTCAATGTGGATGAAGTAGCAGCTAACTTAGACTTAAATGAGGATGATTTTGTAGATACTATTGCAGAAAAAGTTTTGGAAAAACTTGTAAATAAATATAGGGCGAAAGCCGAATAAGTATATAGAAAGGAGATGGTCATGATTAAGTTTACTCTGACAACTAAACAATTTGAACGCAGAGGCGTTATGGCAAGAGGAAGCTCACGCTTTAAGGACGAAAGAAAAAATCCTAAAGGCGGTAGAAGTGGCGACAAAGTTAGATTTAAGAAGGGAGAATACTAAAATGGATGTTGATGTAACACTAAGTTTGGTTGAAATAAAACAAATTGTAGAATCTTTGAGATACGAAGTTAGGGTAAGCAATTACATGAGAAAACATCGTAGTGAATACGCAAACCATCTTATTGAACTATCCAATAGGTTGGAAAAAATAATGATCTATCATGCAAGGAAGGATGATAAAGTTAGATGCGAACAACCTTAGTCAAGGTTAATGTAGAGTTTATCTTGCCAGCATATCTAAGAACTAAAGAAGAAGTGGCAAGCTATATCAACACACATCTTAAGAACAACAACAATCTTAAGTATGTAATGCTTATCGAAGGCGATGTAGAAGATTTTAACATTCAAGCAGAAAGGTTTTAACTATGATTGATTTTCTTTGCTCAATGTATTTTGCTTTGGAGTTTTACCAAATGGAAGTAATCTTTAACTTGTTCGGTGATAGGATTTTGCTTTAGACTTCTTAGAGGAATATTTCCTCTGCTAAAGATTTTATCAACCCGCCCAAAATCCTGTCAAGAAAAATCCGTAAGGATTTGCAAAATAGATGAACTTTTATGAAACTTGGTTTGCTACTTTCCCAAGGGGCAAAAAAAGTAGCACTTTTAATAATGTGCTGACAGTAAGCACTTTGTTTTCATTTATTGATATAAACTCTTTGGGTTCAATGACTTATGTTTATTTTTTAAATTCTTCTTGTAAGGAATACTGGTATGTTTTCCTTACAAATATAGTGGGTAGGCTTGTCCTACCCCTTCTAAATTGACCGAAATTGGATATCTTTATCTAATTGTAATTTTAAAAAATTTTTGTAAATAATTTTTATTAGCTGACGAATAAGTATATATAGAGAGGAGTAACTATTAAAATTTGAGTTATGAGTGGGAGTTCCTGCTTTCCAAAAGGAGAGGATGAGGGGAGCCTGGAAACTAATTAGATATGTTTATCTTATTATCTATTTAAGAATTTTTTTATTTTTATATAAATAAATCTGTATGGCCAACGAATAAGATTATGTAAGAGGAAAGGAAAAGAAAATGAAATATGAAATAACAAGAGAATTCATCGGTGGTTTATTGAATGGGTTAATCATTACCCAAACCATGAATAGTGATTGTGGTTATTATGTTGGGCAAGTTGTGAAAAATCCATATGGTAACACTTCTCCATATAAAATTTTGGAAATTAGGAAATATTCTCCAATGGTCGGCGAATAAGTCTATATAGAAGAAAGGAAAGTAAAATGGAAGTTAATGTAAGGGATTCAAGAAGCGTTGCAATTGGGGTCAAATATATTGGCCCAACCAATACAAGAGGTGCAAAGGTTAAAGCCTTTGTAAGATCGGCGACAAGGATGATACATAAAATTGAAATGCCTTGGGATCATGAATTCGATAATTCTGTAAATTACTGCAATGCAGCAAAAAAATTGGTAGAAAAGATGCATTGGAGTGGAAATTTGGTCGGCGGTTGGTTAGGCGATCAATATGTGTGCGTATTCGAAAAGTGGAATTAATTTTGGAAATATTTGCCAATGGTTGGCGAATAAGTATATGTAAGGTTGAGAGTTTTAATTTATAGGGCTGAAAGCCCAAGAAAGGTTTGGTCATCATGTCTAATGGTAGCATCGGTATTCGTTCTGTGCGTGGTTTTTCCGGTTCGGCTTATGCTGGTGTAATCGAAAGATTCAACAATCGTAAGGATCATTATCATGACAGTCTTTGCACTGTTGCCGGTGAATCCGCTAGGGTTCGTCCAGTTGTAGTCGATGGTAAGTTCCAGCTTCTGGATAAGAAGAACGAAAAGTTCTATACTCCAACAAAACACGCTCTTAGTCAATTCGCTCAGAAGACTAAGTGGGGTTCTTATACAATCAATAAGTTGGCAGAGTCTAAAGATGTACGCCATCACAATATATTGCGTGACCTTCTTGATATTTCTTTCCAAGAGTTCGGAGGAGAATATCTCTTTAGGTTCAACGATCAGGATGATACCTGTCGGGCGTTTTTGAGTGATCGTTACGCAATCATTAATAATGGATGGGTATTGGATGAAGTCCAGAAGTTCCTACCAGCTGAATGCAAAGATGCGGTAGCTATGGATAAGTCCGGCGAAGACTTTATCAACTTCATGGTAGTGCTACCAAGTAGCCTTAAGTCTTCCGATGATAGCGACTATCAAGGTTTGATCAAGGTTAAGAACTCTGAGATTGGCACTCATCGCCTTGATGTTACTGCCGGTGTCTTCCGCACTATTTGTTCTAATGGTGCAATCGGTTGGGTTAAGCATAACGATGTAAGTGTAGTCCATCGTGGTAAGGTAGACTTCGAGCTTTTGGCTAATCATATTCAGTCGGCTATTAGCTCACATATTCAGGCTATGCCTACCATGATTGAAAAGCTTTTAGGTACTAAGCAAATGGGTTGGGATGGATCAATGACCCCCCTGTTTGCCTCTGTCGCTCAAACCTATAAGTTGAGCAAGAACGAAGTGGAGTCCGTTCATACGGCATGGGGTGTAGAACGCAATGAGACTCCTCAATATGCCAAGACCCTGTTCGGCGTGGTTAATAGCCTAACAAGGGGTAGTCAACGGATGGTTGAGTCTTCTTGGGAAAAGCTTAACGACATTGGTGGTGAGTTGGCCAATTACGATGAAAGTGATTGGACTGGCCTTAAAGCCAAGGCTAGGGCAATGACCTCCAAGGATGTTGAGAATGTCTTGGGCAAGGAACTATCCTTCGCCTAAGATAACCCAAGGGGATGTAGACCAACAGGCAGAGTCAAAGGACTTAAAATCCTTCCAGTATGGGTTCGACTCCCATCATCCCTAATCCCCGCCTTACCTTTCGGGCGGGTTCCCCCATCCAGCTTGTTTCGTTTCCTTTCAGGCTGGATGCCGTCTAGGGGTGGCCTTGACCTCTCCATCCCTAGACATTCTTATAAATATTTTTACCTCTGTATCGAATAAGATTATATAGAGGTAACCTGCTTGTCTTAGCAATGATAAGCGGGTCGCTGGGGTATTTTACCCATATTATCTAAGTCTATATAGGCGTACCTCATCCCCAATTCCCCTTATGGAAGGCCAAGTGGGCGGGTTTTCAGCGATTCCCTCACGCTCCTGTATATACTTATTCGTTATAGAAGCGGAAATATTTTTTTAATTTTATTTAAAATATTTTTGGTTGGTGAGCGAATAAGACTATATAAAGGAGAAAGCAAATGAAGACATATCCAAAAGAGAAAGTTATAGGCCAATTCAAGGTAAAAGCCGTGGATGGATGCATAGTTAAGCCTGAGAAATGGCCTTTTGGAAGGCTTTTGATGCCATCTAGCTGGGAACCGGCAGGGCATTACCTACAAAGAGGGTGGGGAGAACATGAAGGTAGCATAGCAGTTAATGTATATATAACAGGTAGAACCATAAAGTATAACTTTAAACATGGTCACCATATAGCTATCCTTTTAGAATTTGTCGGGGATTGTGAACCAAGTACCTACACTTACGGAATCCTAGAAGTAAGATTAAACAACGGAAGCATGGAGAGAATTGATGTAAGTCCTTGAGATATAAGGGTTTAAAAAATTTTAGAATTTTTATATTATGTGCGACCCAATTATATTGGAATATGCCCATAATACCCCCTTAAACCCTAGTCCTCTCTCCTCTGTATGGTATGTACTTACATATACCTTATATATAAAGGAGTTATGTCAAATGCTTATATTAAGAGGAGTGTTAAAAAGTGGAGAAAAGTGGTGAAAAAGCCCAAAGAAAACCCCTCAAATAATACATCGAACAAAGTAAATAATTCACCCTCATAAGCGAATAAGTATATAAGGAGATAGATATGAAGGATGATTTAAAGCATAGATGTGAAGACCTATATATAGTCGAAGGGGCATCTGCTGTTTTTGACTATTGCCAGTCTATTGACCATAAAGACTATGGGGATTGTGACCAATGCCAGACTTATGTTCCTATATATAAAGATTGTTGTCTTCTTTGCGGAACAGAATTAAAAAGAGTAAACAAAACTGTATAGATAACGAATAAGTATATAAGAGAAGTTATACATAAGGAGATTAGACATGGCTTTTACTTGGAGTGCTTCAGAGTGTGATGAGAACAATATTAAAAATGTTCATAATACAGATCAGGATAGAATAGCTTGGGCTTGTTTAGATATTGGCCTGAGTGGTATTACCCTTAAGAACTATAAAGAGTTCTACAGAAGAATGAGGCTTAGGGGCGAACTGTTCAATATCTATAAGGAGTTGACGCTAAATCACATATTTAACTGTATAGGTTTGGTCACATCTGCTGCTGATTTAAGCAAGTCTGATTTTCACAAGAAGACTATAGAGCTATTTAACTATCAGGTGGAAAGAGAAATAGCTTGTGGCCGTATCCCATAGTGTTTTTGAATTGATATAACTTGTTATTTGATAAGGAGTTATGGAAATGGTTACAAACAACACCAATACACATAGATACTTTGCCGAAGTCTTCTTCCGTTCTAAGAAGGGAAACCCCTGTGCATATCATCTGTATATGGATGGTAAAGATGAGGAGGAAGTATATGGGAATATAGTAGGGAAGGTAAAGAGACTTAAGTATTTTGACAGAGTAGATAGAGTGGACATAGTAAAAATGCAACCCCTTGATAAATAAGGACTTATATCAAATGAATAATGCACAATTCGACAATGATATTCCCCCAATGATCTTTGAATTTAGGTTCACTTCCTACAACAAACAAGGTCAAGCTTATGAATCCAATAGGATGGTCAAGGCTTGTGGTATAGATCATGCAGTAGAGAAATTTAACGAGGAATTTACAGATTGGGGAGAAGAAGTACCAAAGTGGGATTTAATGAACATTATGGCTATTGAAAGTAAATAAATAGCTGTTAGGGCGAATATGTAAATATAAGGATGTAGCAAACATAAGGAGGGTCAAACAATGGATGATTTCAAATATTACATTGGTGAAATTCTAGAGATTAATTGTGGTTTTGAATACGAAACAAAGTACATATTTAAAATATATGAAGATGAATCTACAGATGAACATACAGATAGAGTAGCAATGAATTGGAGGGGCGGTAGCAAGCATGATTGGGATGTAAATGAGGGCTGTTATAGATGTAATCATACCTTTATCTTTGATTCTGGATGTAAGGAAATAAGCAAAGAAGAATTCGATGTACTA